TAACATATCTCTAAGAGAACGTAGGAAGTTAATTGCAGCTCTACCACCTGGCACACCATTGTTGATGATTTCATCTTCTAGATGTTCTAGGTGTAAATTCTTACCAGCTTTTTCTTCTGTTAATTGTTTGAAACTAATCATTATTTGTACACCACATGAGGAGCAGACATATCAGATTGTGATAATGAATATCCAGAAATATTATCACATATCTGCGTTGCTCTTTGTTTATTTGATTTTAATTGTAATAGATAAAACATACCACGATATTTTGAAAATCTCCAATCAGGCCCATCTTTACCAAATACTTTTGGGCCTCCAGCAAGTTTATCAAACTCTTGTTTTGAAACTATTTTTTGTTTTGTTTCTAATCCAAGATACATTTCATATAGTTCTTGTAAAAATTCTGGTGTTGGTTTTGTACATAATAAAAGTAATTTTCTATTATCATGTTTAAACTTAACTTTTGTTACTTGAAATAAAATAGACTCTAATATACCTCCACCTATTTTACCAGCAGATGCTGTCTTACCTTTTATTTCCCCTTGCCAACTTTTTCTTATATCAAATGTTCTTAACTGCATCTCTGATTCTGGATTACCCATATAAACATAAACATCTTTTGATTTAAAAAAGTTAACCTTTGCTAATGTATACTTATTAAATTTTACTGGTTGTTTTATAAAGCCTGTTGTATTTTTTTCTTCTGTTTTTACTGCACCAACTACTTTCTTTAAGGATATACCAACTAATTTTTTAGAATCATACAGTTCTTTTAAATAATTATTAAACTCACCTAAAGTTGAAAAACTTTCAAATTTAAAATCTTCTCCATCTTTTGCAGCCCATATATCTGCTGGTGACCATTTATTAAGATTTGCAAAAGGTTTAGGTTTTGTTGCTTTATTTAATTTAGAGAATATTAAATTTATTCTATTCACAAATGCAGAACCTCTATGGAAAGTCCACGAACTCCCACCAAGATTTGTCTTTAATTGATTTGCAATAAGTATACTTGAAGATACCCAATCATCTGTAAGTTCATCAGATACTTGTGAAAGTGGAGTATCAACATCAAAAGATTTATTATACAAACCCCATTCAGAAGTGTCTAGTACATCTCCATCTTTTAACTTTGCACCATTAAATACTGCGGCTGCATAGATACATTGAGCACATTCTGTTATGGAAGTATTTTGAGCTCCACCACCAGAACCAGCACCCCCACCAAAGTCTTTAGTTTTTAATATATCATTAAGTTTAATTTTGTCACCTTTGTCGGTAACAAATACTGATTTATATCTTGTTGGAGTACTTTTAAAAGCGGTAGATAAATCTCCAAGTCCAGCCGCAATTCTATCAGAATCAGATATCCAATTTATTGATACTTTACCTTTAGTGGTTTCTAATGGAGTTTGATTTTTAATTGCATCAAAAAGAACTGTACTTCTTACTATGTCAGATTTTGGTAAAGTTTTATTTAATATCTCTATATTGATACCACCAGTAGCTTCTGCAAGTAATAGAGATTGAATCTTTAATACTGGTGCGACATAATTTTCTTGAATCGGTCTAAGTTGACGAACAAATTTTCTTAACATTCAAGTTCTCCATTTGCATATAGTTTACACTATTTATAAGAGGTTAAACCTTGAAATCTTCGTAGTTTGGTTCTTTCAACATATCAAGGTTCTTTTTCATAAACTGATTGCTTCCGAAATCAGTTTTATCAAATACTGCTACATCTTGACCACTATCTACTAAGTCATCTTGTTCCTTAGTCTCTACATCATACAATCTCATTTTACTTCTGTCAATACCTAAAACAAATCTTTTATTCACAGTTGGGTCATTATATCTATTCTTTAACTGTTTTACAACGATTTGATTGAGCGCATCAAGTTCTTCGTTTGAGATGAGGGCGAACATGAAATCGGCTGTGGCAGGCAACCCAAATGATTCAGATGTGTCCTCAAGGCCGAGGTCTGATGATGTGAAACCACTCCTCGTTGTTTGTGTTGCCGACATAATTGGAACATCACATTCAACGGCAAGTCCTCGTAGTTCTTCTGCAATAGATTTGATATAAGTGTACGAATTAACATTAGCTGCTCCTTTAAGTCTTGAAGATGCACAAATATTTAGATAGTCAATGAATATCATATCTGGTTTGAAACTTCTCTTGATTGCAAGTTCTTTAATCAAACCACGAAAGTGAGCAGAGTGTGCAGATGCAGTTGGATATTCTTTAATGATAAGTTTACCATTTGTCTTACCCATAATATTTTCAATCTTATCATCAAACATTTTCTTGGGTAAGTTGTGTAAGTCTTCCATAGATACATTCATTAGATTTGCATCTATACGTTCTGCAATACGTTCTTCTGCCATCTCAAGTGTGATGTATAATACATTCTTACCTTGAGATAGACAAGATGCAGCCATATGACACATGAATAGAGATTTACCAACACCAGTTCCAGCAAGACAAATGTTTAGTGTCTTATTTGGAAGTCCACCTTTAGTTATCTTATTAAAGAAATCAAGGTCAAATGGAATACGTTCTTCTACTCTATGATAGAACTCAAATCTTTTATCACTATCGTCAAAATAATCATGGCCAACGGCATTATCAAAACAAACAGCAAGGGCATTTGTAAGAATACTTGGTATTGCATCTGCACTACGATTTTTATCTTTTCCATCAATAATTGAAATACCTTCAACAATTGCATTATAAATTGCTTTGTCTTTACAAAACTTTTCTGTTGTGTCAACTAACCACTCCATATCAACATCAGTAGAATCAAGTGTTTGAATGATGTCTACAATTTTTCTATGTTGATCTTCAGTTAAATCTTTTCTGGATTCTACTTCAATTTCAAGAGATATCTTTGTTGGTATCTTTTTATACTTATCAACAAAATTTGTTATCTCCTCAAATACAACTCGTTCTTCCTTTACATCAAAATAATCTGGCTTGATAAATGGTAATACTTTTCTACAATATTCCTCATTAAATACCAGATTGCTCAGCGTTGTTCGTTCTATCGTCTGTGTTGTCATATCCTACCTCTGATTGTGCAATGATGATATGATAAAGTATATCACCAAGTAATTTAAAAAAGTCATCTCCAAATTTCTCTTTTGGAATCCCATTATTCTCTAGTATATCATACTTAAACTTTAAATTCAAGTGATTTGACTCATTTAATTTAGTTTCATCTGGTACAGAAACTTCTCCGTATCTATAAATAACTCCATGATAATTAGTTTCGCCTGTAAGTCCAATACAAGTTTGATCTGGATAAGCTTCACTATTTAAAAAGACAAACTTCTTTGTGATTGGGTCTGCAAGTATTTGCTGTTGAGTTGGTAGTTGAGATTCATCAACTTTATTTTCAATTGGTTCACCTAAGTGATTTAGTAATTTAGACATAATGACAATAACTCCCTAGTATATATTTTGGTTTGTCTATCGGTTTTTGACCAGCATGAAGCCAAGGCCATAGTGGTGGAAACATAAGTAGAGAACCTTTCTTGCATTTTGATGTAATATCATAATCTGGAAAGGTAGTTGAACCACCATCATTATCATCTAGATACAAAAAGAAAACTAGAAAACGTCTTGCACTAGCGTAGTCTGCAACATCAACATGATTACCAAATTGGTCTACACCATCTGGTAAATACCTTTTTAATCTTATACCCTCAAATCCATATTTCTGTGGCCAGATATTAGTATCATATCCAATATTACAATCTTTTCTATATCGTTTTATTGAATCTTTAAATACATCAATAAGATAAGCTACTTCCATCTCCCACACAGGATTTGCAAGTAAATGTATTTGTGTAAAAGACATTTCTCCTTGACTTTGTTTTTCGTATTGCTCTGGACAACTTTCAAATTGTTGTATCAAATTGTCACAGAATTTATCATCAACTACATTGTCGTATCGTCTAATGTAATTTTCCATACTTGTATTCCTTCTCTGCGGCTTCATCAATTTGTTTCATTACGTCTTCTGTAAAGTATTTCTCTGGATTGTTATTGATAGTCTTACCAAACTGTGTAGTGCCATCAGGCAGTTCTATTCTTGTGGACACTTGTTTGAATATGTTATGTTTGATTGCAAGTTCTAACAAACCATAGTATTTGTCAAGTCCAGTTTCATAAGATAACTTGACATCAACCATTTTATTCTCTATAGTCAATCTCGACTTGTGATTCTTACAATGCACAATGTTACCCACAACATCAGTACCAACCTTTTCTTTTCTCTTTGATAAAAAGATAATAGATGAGGCTGCATACTTTAATCCAGAACCACCACCCATTTCTTTGGTAGGAAACATAGAACCCATAGAGTCGTATGTATGATTTGTTACAATCAATGGAACACCACAACGACCTAGTTTTAATGTCAATACACGAAACGCAGCTTTCAGAACTTGCGCCCTAGTCATGTCACGAGTTTCTTTTCCATCAGAAGTATCTTCAACTTCCTTTGTAGTAGATAACATTCCAAGTGAATCAAGACACATCATCATAGGTCTACGATCAGTTTCTTTCTTTGCAATATAACCATCTAATACTTTAATGGCCTGTGTTCTGAACTCTTGTACAGTAGTTACTGGTATCATAACCATTCTAGCAGGGTCTATACCCCTATCTATGACCATTTGTTTTGTGATTGCACTCTCTGATTCAAAGTACAAAACACCAGCATCTGGATTTGCATCAAGGAATGATTTAACCATACCCATAAGAAAGAAAGTTTTCCCAGTCGCTGATTCTCCAGCTATTGCTGTAATCTTATTATTTGGCAATCCACCATGAATAGAACCACTTAATAGTGCATTAAAGATGTACGAACCAGTATCAATAAATCCACCAACATCTGCACCCTCTACACCATCACTTACCAGACTGGCATACTCATTACCAGTTTGTTTTATTATATCTTTAAAAAAATCATTCACTATAGTCACTCCTTGTATTCTTACATGAATTTAATATGTCATTTCTACCATCAACACCAATCTGTGTGTCTAACATTCTTTTCGCCGTTTCAATCATCACACACGCTAACATAAGAATATCTTCTCTGTCATCACACATCATTATCTGTTGGTCGATAGGTTTCATCAACTCTTTCATTCTTTCAGTCACTTGGCTCATATGTCACCGACCTTACGACTTGCAGACTTCAATGCATCAAAACCGCCTGGATATCTATCAGACAGTTTACCCACATTGATATCAAAGATTTCTTCCCATGAACTATCTAGTGCGATTAACGCTTGTGCCATATACCAACATATGTCACCTAGTTCAGACTTGAGATGTTTTACTGTATCGTCATCTATCTCTTTACCTTGA